CTGAAATCTTCATCGAAGGCATCGATGAAGTTATCAAACTGGATCTGGGTAAGCACAAGGAATTGCTTGTCCAGACTCAGGCTGAGCTTGTGTCGTTTCGAGAAGCAAGGGATCACGAAAGCGCCAGAAAACGACATTACTATCGGCTGATTGGCAAAGGTAAATACAACGACGATGCACTGCGCAAATCAGTCGGTGATATTCGATTGAACATTCGTCATTTGTCAGACAAAGCGAAGCTGGCGCAGGATAAGATCGAGCATCACACTTTGATCGTGGATACCCTGACTGAACAGTTAGAGGACTACAATAGACGCTATGCCGCTATTAATCGACAACTTTAATAAACTGGTAAAGATCACCAGTCCGACAACTGATGTTGACGCACAGACTTTGGCTGACTTTATCGAGGACTTCATGGTGACGCCTGTTGGGCTACTTACTGATGGCACCTGGCCTGGGTTTGCGGGGCAGGGTGACATTCAAGATCCGCAGGGCAAAATTGAAGATCCATCACAGCCCGGTGTGTTCTCGCAGATAATCCTGAAAATCCATCCTCAATGGCAAATCCAGTTTTGGGGTGGTTCTGGATACACCCGCATCTTTGGTGGCAAACTTGTTGGTGGTGTTGCTGATGAACCGATGAAGGCGACCGGGACCGCGGGTGATATCACGGTGCTTGAAAGCCCTGTTGACGGTTTGGTGGTTGCTACAGGCTCTGGCGTGACTCAGCAGGACAAGGATGACATCGAGGCGCAGATATTTGCTCATGTCCAGGAAGGCAGCGAGACATTCGAAATGGCAATGCGCCTGATCCGCGCAGACGCTGCTGGGCGTATCATCCAGCAGGCTGATGGCAGTTACGTGATCCAGGACGCTGCCGACAGTAAAGCCAGGGTTACTGGTGATGACGCTGCCAACGGTGGTCGCGATATCTCGGCTGTGGATGGCACATGAGTTCGCACCATGCTGCCTCGCAATATGGCGGCAGTCACCACCTGTCGAGCCACTACGGTGCGCTGGCGATCGTTACCTTCGTGCCGGGTGGTGGACTGGACGAGGAAATCGTTGTCATCCGTCGCAAGCGGCTGCGCGAGCAGGAAGAACTTGAATTACTGATTTTCATGGTGAGTATCATTGAACGAGATAACTGACGCAGTCGCCCGATTTAAGGAAAAACGCAAGCAACAGAGGGAGTTGGGGCGTAAACTCATGCCGTGGCTGAAGGGACAACCAGGTGACAGCAGAAAAACTGAGATTACAAGAGGATCTGGGCAGACGCTCAAGGATCACTCTGAAGGTACTGGATAAAGTATTCGAGGATCTCGAGGCTGAGTGTTTCGAGGCCTTTCGCAGTAGCGCACCGGAGGACGATGAGGGGCGCAAGAACTGCAACCTGTATTTACGTGTCATGGATGACGTGAAGGACCGCTTGGAAAGAGCCACAATAGCGGGAGAGAATGCGAGGAAGGAACTGATTAAAACCACAGTAAAAGTTGAGGAAACCCATGTCCGAAACACCAGTAGAAACCCCACCTGAAAGCCCTGGTTCGCTATTAGCGGCTGATATGTATCCTGCTCCGGTGGAACCCACGCCAGAGCCAGTACCGGAACCATCCCCGGAACCGGTAGCACCCCCAGAGTCTGCAGAACCCATTGCAGAGGAAGAGCCGAAGGTCGAGGAAGAACCCAAGGTCGAAGATCCCGAGGGTATCGAGGTCAGCACGGTTGAAGAGTTGGCTGAGCATTTTGAACTGGACCCAGAGTGGTTACAGAACCTGACCATTTCACAGAAGGTGAACGGTCAGCAGATCGACGTAGCGCTATCTGATGCCTTGTCTACCCACAGGCAGGTCACAGCGGCTGATACGTATCTCGCGGAAGCCAAGGTCGAGGCGAAGTCGATCAAGGAAGCGGCGTCCAAGGACAAGGAACAGATCGCAGGCATGGTCGCCACGTTTGCTGCCATGATCCAGGAGGAGGAGGCTGCGATCGAAAGTGATGCCGCCGGCATTAACTGGGCGGAACTGCGGGTTCAAGATCCGGCAGAGTATACCGCCAGAAGGCAAGACCTCCAGGAGCGGCGCGAACTTAGCGCGGCAAAACGTACAAAGGCAATTGACAACTATAACCGGGCTGTGAGTCTGCTGGAGCAATCACAGCACCAGGCTATGGTTGACGGTCTGCCGCAGCAGCACGACGCCTTCATCGATCGGATCCCTGAGTGGAGCGATGAAAAACGCGCCACCAGTGAACGCGATGAGGTTGTGAAATATATGCAAAAGGAAGGCGTGACTGCTGAAAATATTGAGAAGATTGCTTACAGTGGCATCGGACTAGCAACCTTTGTGAAGGCAATGCGGTATGATGCCATGAAGGGGAAATCGAAAGCGGCTGAGAAGAAGGTCGTGAAGGTTCCCAAGGTTTTGAAACCAGGGTCACACAAGACGGAAAGCACCCCAGCTGCCGTTGATCCAAACGACCGGGTTTCTACTTTGTACGGTCCAGGCTAACCCAGGCTAACCCCGTCTAATTGCAAGAATGTCTACGCCGACCCGGCAGCCCAGTTGGTAGGCACGACAGGATTGTTGTATTGATTAGGAGTTGAAGTTATGGCTACATTAGGTAGCACATTCTTTGACCTCATTGATCTTTACAAACGGCAGGATGAAACGCGACAGATTGCGACTGTCATCGAAATGCTCAAAGAGGAAAATGCAATCCTCGATGACGCCATTGCGATGGAATGTAATCAGGGAGTTTCACACCGTACGACTATCCGTACTGGGCTGCCCGCTGTAACGTGGGGTCAATTCTACAAAGGCATTCCGCAGACTAAGTCTACGACTGCACAAGTCGAAGACACGACTGGGTTTGTCGAGCAACTGTCGAGCATCGACCAACGCTTACTGGAAATCTCAGGCAATCCAAATGCCGTGAGACTCTCGGAAGCGACGGCAGCGATGGAGGCTATCAGCCAATCAGTTGCGACCACGTTGATCTACGGCAATGATGCCCTCGACCCGACGCAGTTCCTGGGTTTGGCGCCGCGCTTTAACGATACGTCTGCCCCCAATGGCGACCAGATCGTTGATGGCGGCGGGACCGGCAGTGACAATACAAGTTTGTGGATTATCAGCTGGGGTGATAACCAGTGCCATATGCTGTATCCATCGGGTACTGCAGCGGGTGTTGTTCGCGAAGACAAAGGCGAGCAGCGTACCGTTGATGCAAATGGTGATCCGTACTTCGTGCAGGAAGAGTTGATTCGGCAGCATGCCGGCCTGACTGTTCGTGACTGGCGCTATGTGTCGCGCATCGCAAATATTGATGTGTCCGATCTACAAGCGGGTAGCACTGATATTTACGCGCTACTGCGTTCGGCATTCTGGAAGCTGAAGAGCCACAGAGTTCCGGGTGGACGCCAGGTCATCTACTGCAACGCCGATGTACTCGAGGCATTAGATGCAGATTCAACACCAACGACACCGACCTCGCCGGCAAGAACTACGTCGGTACGGTTGCGTCCCACGGAAGTGGACGGGTTCGAGGTGATGAGTTACAGGGGCATTCCCATACGTCAGGTGGATGCAATCGTCAACAACGAAGACCAAGTCACGTAAAGGAGAATTGAAATGTTAACTTCATTGCAACAAGAATTTTCCCTTGCGCAGGCATTGACCACGACAGGTGATCCCTCGGACAATATTATTGATCTCGGCGCTACGGGTACCGTTTTGAACGCACCCGCACCTCTGGTTCAAGATATTGGCAAGGGCAAGCCCATCCCGATCTACGTCAAACTTGACGTTGATGCTGGCGGGACAAACCCGACCATTCAGGTCGTGGTGGAAGTCGATACGGTGGAGGGTTTTGGGTCACCGACAACCTTATTGTCTACCGAAGTTATTGCGGATGGTCTTGCCGGTGATGAGCTTTATTTCGAGGCTTATCTGCCAGAGGGTACTAATCAGCGTTACCTGCGTCTGGATTACATCCTGACTGGGACCACGCCGACGTATACGGTTACGGCAGGCATCACGATGGCACGACAGACCAGTGTAGTGCCGGGAGCGTAAGGTGAAGGTAAGAGCTACAGCGCGAGGTTTTTTGGGTGGTGGTTTGAAGAACATCGGTGAGGAGTTTGAAGTGCCTGATGGCAAAGAGGCTTCCTGGTGGGTACCAGTCGATGACACCGCTCAAGAAAAGCCAGAAGCTGAAGTGGTGAAGGACAAGCCTAAGCCCAAGAAGAAGGCAAAGGCTAAAAAAAAGTCCTGAAACACGTAGTGGTGTCGGTGCCGCATAGCGGCACCCGCACCCTACTTGAGCATACTGGCTTGTATCCGCCGGCAGCAAAGGATCGCACCCTTGATGGGTGGACTCGTCGTCCACGGTGGTTGCATTTCGGTGTGCCGCATCACGCGAAGATGCTGCACAGGTTTGACCCTGTTGCGCATATTCCTGTGCGACACCCTAAGAGTGTCTGCGCGTCATGGCGACGTCGCTATGATGAGGGCAACCCGGTTGCAAAACTGGTGAAAGCCTACAACGCAATGTTTGACTATCTCGAGACCCACGATGCCGAGTTCTATCGGGTCGAGGACTTGCCGAGGCTTGCCGGGACGGACGATCATCCCGAGAAGCGGGATACGAAACACCTGGATGAATTTTACGCTGCGATAACCGAGTCGGTTGTCGAGCCACACCGTGCGTTCTTTGCACGATTTTACGAGGATCTAGCGTGAGTCTTGATACCTACACGAATTTGAAAACCGCGATCGAGGGTTGGCTGGACAGGAATGACCTGAACGACAAGATCGATGACTTTATCGACATTGCCGAGGCACGACATCAGCGCGAGGTACGTATTCGCCAGATGCTGGTCAGGCAACCACTGATTGTGAATAACCGTTATGTGGATGTGCCTACTGATTTTCTCGAAGCGAAGATCATTCGCATATTGACAGATACCGCGAGAGTGCCTTTGACGCAGGTCAATATTGATGAGCTAACGCGCAAGAGCAGTGTCACGGACGGATTCCCGTACTTTTTCAACGTGCATGCTCAGATTGAGTTCAACCGTAACCCGGACCAGTCGTACACGGGGGATATCATTTTCTATACGCCCCAGGATGCATTGGGGGATAGCAACCCAAGCAATGATTTGCTGGAGCGCGCACCGGATGTATATCTGTACTCGGCACTGGCAGCCTCCGCTCCGTTCCTGCTTGAGGATGAGCGGATCCAGACTTGGGAGGGTTTATATACCAGCGCCCGTGATGCACTGAATCTGCTTGAAAAGCGCGCACAACAGGTTGGTGCGCCCGTTGCTACTACAGCAGGGACGGTCGTATGACAGTCATCCAGGTTAAAGACTGGGTACCGGACGGTGCGGATCTTGCTAACCCTGGCTCGATCGAGATCGTCAATGCTGTCCCTGGATTGAACTCGTATAAACCGTTCGGACAATTGGTGACGATTACTAACGCACTGGATGCCCGTCCTCGAGGTGCGATTGAGGAAAAGGATTCCGCGGGTAATGTGTTCCAGTATGTTGGCAATGCTACAAAATTGTACGAGTTGGTCGGTACTACCTGGACCGACATATCTATTAGTGGTGGATACTCAACGGGGACGGATGAGAACTGGGAGTTTGCCAGGTGGAAAGAGCAGATTATCGCCACAAACTTCACCGACGACCCACAGGAGATTACGCTCGACGGTGTAATCTTTGCCAACCTGACGACTGACTTACGCTTTCGGCATGTTGCGGTAGTGCGGGACTTCGTGGTCGCCGGTAATACCTTCGATGGTGTCGATGGTAACGTGAGTCACAGGTTGCGGTGGTCTGCGTTCAATGACGCAACTGACTGGACCGTGAGTCCGGTGACGCTTGCGGATTTTCGTGACCTGAACAAGGGTGGTCCGATACTCAAGATTATCGGTGGCGACTTCGGCGTTATAGTTTCTGAGAAGAGTACCTGGCGCATGACGTTCATCGGATCTCCAGCGGTGTTCGATATTGCCGAGGTCATCCCGGGTGTTGGAGCGCTCGCATCGGGCGCCGTTACGTTGCTCGGTGACACGGTGTACATGTGGTCGGAACATGGGTTCGTGTCGCTACAGGGTGGCGTGAATCCGCAATTCATTGGTGCCGGCAGGGTGGATAAGTTCCTGCGCGATGACCTCGACCAGAATCATCTGAATCGAATTTCCTCGGTCGCAGATCCTGAGTCGGGCCGCATCTTCTGGGCGTATCCAGGTGCGGGCAACACTGACGGCAGGCCGAATAAGATTGCTGTGTACGATCGCATCCTGAACAAGTGGGGTTACATCGAGCAGGACGTTGAGATTCTCTGGCGGGCGGGTGGCGTTGCCACCACGCTCGAGGCGCTCGATAGCATCTCATCGAGTATTGATGCGCTAGGCATTCCATTGGACTCATCGCAGTGGAAGGGTGGATCACCTGTGCTTGCCGGGTTCGATTCAACATTCAAGAATGGCAACTTTACTGGCGGGCCGATGACGGCGATCGTCACCACCAAGGAAGCCGAGATTACTGCAGGTCGCAGAACGCAGTTGAACTCGTTCCGACCGTTGGTCGATGGTGGTACGGTAACAGCGAAGATCGGCACCCGGGACAATCAAAGCGACGATGTTGTATTTACGTCAGAACTAACACAGACCTCTTCTGGTAGATTTACGAAGAGGAAGAATGCCAGGTACCACAGGTTCCAGTTAATCTGTGCCGATGGATGGAAAGACGCAATAGGAGTAGCAGTTGAGCGCGACGATGCCCGCCCAGCAGGAGGGCGTTGAGTTCAGTGCGGTAAGCACTGAGGCTGAGATTGAGTATGTTTGGCCTGCAGTGTTGCCGATGATCGAGCGTGGGTTGCGTCATGGTCAGGGTGATGGCACGACTGTAGATGTCATGCGTCACAAGGTTATGGCGGGTGACTGGCTGATGTGGGCTGTTCACGAAGGTGATGATGTTAAGGCTGTTGTCATACTGTCGGTGAATGTTCACGCGACGGGTAAAAAGGTATTCATCCAGATGCTCGCCGGTCATGACATGGACCAGTGGCAGGAAGAACTGCAGGGATTGTTATTGGATTTTCGTGACGTTATCGGTGCGATGTGTATCGAGGCGTCGTGTCGCAAGGGTTTGGTAAAACGATTAAGCAAATTGGGCTGGCGTGAAAAGGCAGTCGTGATGGAGTTGAAATAATGAGCAGTGGCGAAGCAGGCAAAGGCGAATCCGAACAGAGTCAACGGGTACAAATCCCTGACTTTCTACAGCCGTTTTTACAGCAACTCACCAGTGGTGGGTCTGCTGCGTTTAGCAACCTGGCACAGCAGAGCAATTTTGTGGCTCCGCAGACGCAGGACCAGTTGCAAGGACAGCAGCAAGCCAGGGATATTGCCGGTGGTGCGGGTGGTTTTCTACCTACGGCACAGAATCAGTTCTTGCAGACTGCCGAAGGGCGTGATTTGCAGAGCCTGCTGGATCCACAGGCATTCGCCAACCTGACGGGTGCTGCGGGTGGTCAAGGTCTGGAGTCGTTCGTTCCCCAGGGTGCGTTGAGTACGCTCCAAGGTGCCTCGCAGATACCCCAGGAGGCAGAGGACGCACTGCGGGCGACTGCCGGTGGTGATTTCCTCTTTGGTGGTTCTGGTTTTGACCAGGCTGTGCAGGCCGCACAGAGATCCGCTACGCCAGGGATTATCTCCGGGTTCGGCGGGCGTAATAGTGGATTGGGTGGTGTCGCCGCAAATCAGGCGGGGGTTGACGCCTTTGCTCGGCAGTTCGGTCAGGAGCGCGCCAATCAGCTAGGCGCCAGTCAGTTCCTCTCAGGTCGAGGCACAGGCGCTGCTGGTCAGTTGGCGCAACTCGGTAATTTCCAAGCTAATCGTGGTCAGGGTGCTTCGCAGTTCCTGGGTCAGTTGAGTGACTCTGAGCGTAACAGAGCGATGGCAGCTGCTGGACAGTTGCCAGGTGCTGGTTTGGCGGGGTCGAATATCCTGCAGAACATCGGCAGGGAAAACCAGCAGTTCGGACAGTTTGGCATTGACCGACCGCAGCAAGCACAGTACCAGTTGCTGCAAGCGGCTCTGCAGGGATTGAATATTCCGGCACTGCTGGGTCAGGATGTGACCGGCGAGCAATCGCAGATTGGTTTCGGGTTCGGTTGAGGATAACGATATGCCAGGTTTATTGGATAAAATTGGTGGTGGCATCGAGAGTCTGCTGGGCAATGAGTTTGTCCAGGGTGCTGCGGGTGCTGCGGCGTTTGGCTTTAATCCGCTGATCGGTTTACTGGCGGGACCGGGCATTAAGAACGACCGGGAACGTCGCGAACTCGAGAACGAACTGGGCCGGGAAGAACTGAAGGGTTTGCGCTCGCGCCGGCAAGGCGCGGAGGGATTGTCCGACCTATTGCAGTCAACCAGGAAACAGTTTGTGCCGCCTCTCGGATTGCTCAATGTCGAGGGGGCGCCAGATGAGAGTCGATTGGGGTCTGTGGGTGGTTTCGAGCGCAGTGTGCCAGCGTTACAAACCCCAGAAGGTCTTGCAGAAGCGCAGGGGCTTTTGGCGCAAGCATCGCCACAGTCACTGGCTGGATTGCTGGGATCTGGAACCGGTCGTGCGCCGCCTGCGGTACTGCGTGTCGCTGATCAAATCTTTGGTCCTGCCGATAGCCCGGAGAAGACCAAATGGATCCAGGAGAATTTCGGTAGTGCAGGTAGTCCGTTGGAGGCATTCCTCGCTGATCAACAGAGGCAACTGAACGAACAGCGCATTCGTGAAGAAGATGCTGCGGCTTCGGAACGCGAGCGTGAGGAAAGAGATCGACTTGCTGGCGAACAGGTATTCGCGGGTAACCTGACGACATCAATAGATGACCTGATTGAACTGTCGCAGATCAACCAGGATCTTGCTGGTGGTCTACAAGACCCAGGACTGCCTGGTGCTGAAATCCGTCGCGGTGCTGGTTCTATTGCTGGTGCTGTTGGTGATGTTGCCGGGTTCGATACCACCGATATCAAGGGTGATGTTGCAGCAAGAGATCGGTTCAAGAAACTGACTGCAGCGGTGTCGTTCGATGTATTGAAGGACGCAGAACTCGATAGGACAACGAATCAGATACTGGAACAATTCTTCGTACAATTGCCGGGTGATATTGCTACGCCGGCAAACGCATTGGTTATCGCTGATCAGCTTGAGGGTAGGTTGAGACTTGCAGATGCGAAGGGCATCCCGATTCCCAACAGGGCAGAGATTGAGCAGATTATTCAGCAACAGCGAGCCATAGGTAGTCGCGGTATTGGTGCCGAGGGTGGTTCTGGTGGACAGCAACCGGCGTTTATACAACTGGATGATGGCAGGGTTGTTCCTAACCCAGCAGCGCAGATTGCTGGCACAGATATTCTTGGACAAGCGCAAGCGGCTGGTGCAGATTTGCTTGCGCAAGGTCAACAGCGTGGCGATGAACTGTTAACTGCTGTACAAGCATATACTGGCAGGAAACTGGTTACTGCAGCACCAGAGAAGATTGACCAGGGACTTGCTACGCTAACCTCTATCGCCAGTGAGGCGCGGCGGCGAGGTGGCAATCTCACGCAAGTACAACTGACCCGGGCGAGGCGTGAGATTAAGAGCATGGTGGACCGTGTTCGACTCTCACCGGAACAGCGCCAGCGCATCGATGATCTTGTTGTGGATGCACAGGACGTTAGTGCGGCAGCAATTGCAGAAGCACGATTTATTATTGAGTCTGCGATTGAACGCGCATCGAACCTTACAAATGGGACAAGCTGATGCCACTTGTGCAAATGTCTGATGGCACCGTCAGGGAAATGACCATGGCGGAGATCGAGTCGAATAACTCTGGTTTGCAAGGGTCGCAATTTGCAGAGCCTCAGTTCACGACGCCGGGTTCTGTATTTGCCGATCGTGCCGTGCGTAAGAATATTGACAATCTCCTGAATATTCCCGGTGCCTTGGGTAGCGGGTTTGCACATACTGCTGCGGGTTTACGCACCGCGGGTGCCGCACCTCGGCTTGCTTTCCAGGGTGAGAGCATTGGTGACTTCTTTGATGCGTCACTGCAGCAGGAACAGGGGCGTGGTGTCGCGTCAGGTCTTAATCGTTTGCAGGACTTTGTACCTAACACACTCGATGTTCAGGCAGCAGCACAGCCTGGGGATACTGCGGTCAATCGCGAGCAATTACTTGAACAGATATTGCGCCAGAACGAGCAATTTCCTAAAGCATCTGCAGCCGGAAATATTGCCGGTGATGTTACGTCGCTATTACAGGGTCGTTCTGGTCTGAAGTTGTTTCGTGATGCCAGAATGGTCAACCCACCGTTGCCGCCACCGAACATACCGACTGGCACCCGAGCGTTTCTCGATGACATTGTCGATAGCAAATTCTCTTCGATGTTACGGCGAGGCACCAAGCGATCTGGTGAGGTTGGACTCGAGGGTGCTGCGATAGCGTTATTGAATGACGGTGACCCACTTGCGACCGCGGGTTATGCAGCAGGTACGCAGGCTGCAGGTAGTCTGGCATTAACGCTGCTGACAACCAAGACTGGCCTGGGCCTGGTTGGTTCGGCGGCACTCGGTACGGCATTGCTGCAAATGTTCGATACGGTCGTTCCGGGTGGTGATGATTTCATCCTGCCGAATATCGAGGGCGCGTTTAATCATCTTGCTGGGGCCATTGGTATTGGGATGATGGCAGGACTTGCGGGAACCGGGCGTATACCGACAGGGCAAGCCGCGGTAGCACAGTCTGTTCGGGGGGCGCGAGCCGCTGGAACTCCCACCAGGATGCCACTTCGTGCGAGCATTACTGAGAACCTGCCGAGTGTCGCGGATGCTATAACACAGGTACCGAGGGGCGTCATGGTGTCGATGATCACAGATGCTACCGATCCGAAGAATCCGAATGCCGATATTCAGAAGATGGTCATCAGGCAGATGGCGATCGACCCTGAGTTCTTCGGAGCGACAGCGGGCCGGCGCATTGGCAGATCGATGACGGTCGAGGGCGCGATGTCGCTGAAGGACACCATAGAAAGCCTGCTCGATGACCGGCGCTTCAGAGAAAAGCTCGATGAGTTGTCGGCGCGAGGACCATCTTCAGATCCGCTCGCAGTAGCAGACCGTTCATTGGAATCGCTGTCGTTAGAGGATCCACTCGAGGCGGCGAATCGTTCACTAGCAACACTAGGTAACTAACATGAGCAACGTAGGATTGTGGGACAACTCAGCCGGCAACAACAACGACGCACCACCTGACGGGATGCCAGAAGGTCAGGCACCGAGTACGGTCAATGATTCGGCCCGTGAAGTTATGGCTGCGGTCTCCCGCTGGTATGACGACACCAAGGGAACGCTCGTAAGTGCGGGTAGTGGTAACAATTACACCTTGACTACTAACTCCACTCATGCAGCGCTTGCTGACCAGTCGTTTTTTATCTTCCGTGCTGATCGCGGCAATACGGGTGCCGCAACGCTCAATGTCGATGGTCTCGGTGCTAAACCCATTCAGTCTGGCGGCGCCGCAATTACATCAGGCGAAATCATTGCCGACTCAATAGTGATTCTTGTCTACAACTCCACCAATGACGCCTATGACATCTTGAACACGCTGTCTGTTGCGCAGATGATTGCAAAACTGGGTCTTGGATCTCTGGCAGCCAAGTCAACCATTAATGGTGGTGACTGGTCAGGAACCGATCTTGCGGTTGCTGATGGTGGTACGGGCGCCAGTGATGCCGCGACAGCGAGGACTAATCTCGCGGCAGCGGCGAACACATTCGCTGGCGCGAACTACACGGCATTAACAAAGATTATAGGCAGTGGGCTTTCTTCAGACGCTGATTTCTTGGTGATGGATGGCAGTACTATAAAGCGTACTGAGTATGCCGAAGCAGGTGTTCGTGTTCTTACCGATGCCAGCGCAACACCAACCCTTACCACAAATCACATGAATACATTTATCAAGTACACGAACGCGGCTGCGGTCGCGCTAACGCTT